ACAATATTATTTCAATGCTAAACTTTACAGAACTTGGCGCTGATATCTACAAGCGTTGGTATGTTGATGGTAAAATGTTCCATCATCTTATTGTAGATGAAAGCAGATTGAGTATGGGTATCCAAGAGATCCGGCCGATCGATGCCACAAAGATCCGTAAAGTAAAACAAATAAAAAAGAAAAAAGACGATAGAACGGGTGCCCCGATTGTAGAACGCGTTGAAGAGTTTTACATATATGAAGAGAAACCTGGTCAGACAAACACTGCTATTAAGATTTCTACCGACTCTATTAACTATGTGACCTCTGGTTTGTTAGATGATCATCGTAAAAAAGTTGTGTCTTATCTTCACAAAGCTCTTAAACCAATTAACCAATTGCGTATGATGGAAGACTCGCTAGTCATTTATAGACTTGCTAGAGCTCCTGAACGTAGAATCTTTTATGTTGATGTTGGTAACCTTCCAAGAGGTAAAGCCGAACAATACATGAAAGACATTATGACTCGTTACAAGAATAAAATTGTATACGATGCATCTACTGGCGAGATCAAGGATGACCGCAAGCATATGTCTATGCTCGAAGACTTCTGGTTGCCACGTAGAGAAGGTGGTAAAGGTACAGAAATTACAACACTACCAGGTGGCGAAAACTTAGGTCAGATTGATGATATCATCTACTTTCAAAAGAAACTATACCGCTCATTAAATGTTCCTGTTAATAGACTTGAGCAAGAATCGACCTTCTCATTAGGAAGATCCTCAGAGATTTCAAGAGATGAGTTGAAGTTCCAGAAGTTTATTGACAGACTTCGCCGCCGTTTTGGTGCTTTGTTTCTCAACATTCTCAAGAAGCAGCTAATCCTTAAAAAGATTATTACTGAAGATGATTGGGAAGTCTGGAGATCTGATCTTGTTATTGACTTTATCCGCGACAACCACTTTACTGAACTAAAAGAAGCTGAGATTCTCAACGGTAGACTTGCTACTCTCAATGATACCAATCAGTTTATTGGAGAATATTTCTCACGTGAGTGGGTGATGAAGAATGTTCTTCGCTTTGACGACGAAGAGATACAGGAAATGAAAGAACAAGTCGCTGCTGAACGCGCGGCGGGTGAAATTCCACCCCTAGATATACCTGATCAGAATGATGCTCCTCAACAAGAAGAGCCATCTGAAGAACCAGGCAATGAAGATCCTAACAAATAATAAATGGAGATAATAATATGAGTAGCATTGATGATTTTATTAATCACGTTGTAGGTAAAGACTTTGTATCTGCTGAGTCGGAATTTCAAAGTGTTCTAAACACTAAGATGCAAGATGCCATGGACCAAGAAAAAATTGCTGTGGCCGGTGCCATGTTTGGTGAAGATGAAGACAATCCCGATGATGTTGAATGGGACGATGATCTTGATGATGAAGAAGATTCAGAGGATGATGAAGATTCAGACGATGAAGATACTGAATAAGAAATATTATATCTCTAAGTTTAAATTATTATAAATAACCTTAACGATTAAGAGAGAATCATGAAACAGTTTTTCCAACTCCGCGAGACAAAAATAAAGGCTCACCCAAAGGGTGAACACGTATCTTCAAAAAGAGTTGGTAAAGCTGAACTCATGATCCATAAAGAAAAAGGTGTTTTTACTGTATACATTGATAGAGAAAAATTAGATTCCTATAAGACTCAGAAAGAAGCTGAGAAAATGGGATTAGCATTTATCAAACAGTATAAAGCCAAGTAAGGAAATAATATGAAGCTCATTGCAGAATATCACGACCAAGACCTCGAATTTATTACCGAGGCAAAAGAGAAGGGTGGACAGAACCACTTTATCGAAGGCGTGTTTATGCAAGCCGAGCAAACAAATCGTAACGGAAGAGTTTACCCCAAAGCTATTATGGAATCAGCGGTACACAAGTATGTTACAGAACAAGTTAATACTAGACGAGCAGTTGGCGAATTAAACCACCCAGATGGTCCCAATGTTAATCTAGATAAAGTATCCCACATCATCACGGAACTCAATTGGGTTGGAAATGATGTTGTAGGTAAGGCACGTATATTGGAAACTCCTATGGGGCAGATCGTAAAAGGTCTTCTTGATGGTGGCGTTCAACTAGGTGTATCAACTCGTGGTATGGGTAGCCTTGAGAATAAAAACGGCGTTATGTATGTCAAAGACGACTTTCATCTTAGTACGGTAGATATCGTACAAGATCCATCTGCTCCAACAGCTTTTGTTAATGGAATAATGGAAGGTGTAGATTGGGTCTGGAATAACGGCGTAATAGAAGCTCAAGTAATTGAAAGAATGGAGACTGAAATTAAGAAGGCTCCTCGCGCGGACCTCTATGAGGCCCAAGTTCGTGAGTTTAAGAATTTCCTCTCGTTGATGAAACAAAATTAAGGAGTCAATTATGACTGACCAAATTGAAGATCAGGATGTTGAGCTCGATGACGACAACGTTGTGGAAGAAGCTCTCGATCCTAAAAACGCTGAAGAGGCATCTGTTGCTTCAGTAAAAGCTGCAGAAGGCAAAGGCCCTAAGGCGAAAGCCCGTAAAGGCGATAAGAAAAATTCTGATCCTATGGTAAAAGTGACTGCCAAAGAAGCTGCAGATATTGAAGTGCAATTCAAAGACGAAATGGATTCGTTGATGATGTCAGAAGCAACTTTGAGCGATGAGTTCAAAGCAAAAGCTGGTATTATTTTCGAAGCTAATGTCAAAGCCAAATTGGCTGAAGAGATTGATCGTCTTGAAGAAGCATATGCAACCGAACTAGAAGAAGAGCTTGCTACTACTAAAGCTGATCTTGTAGAAAAAGTTGACAGCTACCTAAACTATGTGGTTGAAACTTGGATGGAAGAAAACAAACTGGCTGTCCAGTCTGGTCTTCGTTCAGAAATCGCAGAAGGTTTCATGACAGGGTTGAAAACCTTGTTCACTGAATCTTATGTAGATGTTCCTGAGTCCAAAATTGACCTAGTAGACGAACTTTCTGAGCAAGTCGAAGAAATGAGTGCGAAAGTTAATGAACTTACAGAAGCCGCGCTTGCTGCATCTGCTGAGTTATCAACATTTAAGCGTGAAGCAATTATTGCTGAAGCGGCTAAAGGTTTAGCAGACACTCAAACTGACAAACTCAGAACAATGGTTGAAGATTTTGATCTCGACGACGACTTTGCTAACAAAGTAGCAGTTGTAAAAGAATCAGTATTCGCAGCTAAAAAAGCAAGCATCGCAGAAGAAGTTGATGGAGATGACGCAGAAGTTACTGAAATCTCCGAAACAATGTCTCGTTACTTGACTGCCATCAAAAACCACGTAAAATAATTAAGGATCCAATTATGGAACAATCTTACGACAATCTCGTTAAAAAATGGGCTCCAGTTCTCAATGAAGAAACTGCTGGTCCAATCACAGACAGCCACCGCCGTTCGGTAACAGCTGTCATTCTTGAGAACCAAGAAAAAGCAATGATTGAAGAGCGCGGCCAAGCAAACTTCTTAGCTGAAACTCCAGCTAACACTGCTTCTTCTGCTGCTAACTGGGACCCAGTACTGATTTCATTAGTACGCCGTTCTATGCCAAACATGATCGCTTATGATCTTTGTGGCGTTCAGCCAATGACAGGCCCAACTGGCTTGATCTTTGCAATGAAGTCACGTTACTCTGCTGGTACAACTGGTTCAACAGAAGCTCTGTTCAACGAAGCTGACACCAAATTCTCCGGTGACTCTTCTGCAACTCAAACAGCATCGCCTTCTGGCTTAGCTGGCTTGACTGACTCCAACGGTGACTCTTCAATCAACAACGATCGTACAGGCCCAGGCTTTGGTGGCGGTATGCCATTAGCTGACGGTGAAGGTCTTGGTACCACTGCTTCTACTTTCAACGAAATGGGTTTCACCATTGAACGTGCAACCGTGTCTGCAAAAACACGTGCATTGAAAGCTGAATACAGCCTAGAACTCGCACAAGACTTGAAAGCTATCCACGGTCTTGACGCAGAAACTGAATTAGCAAATATCTTGTCAACTGAGATTCTTGCTGAAATCAACCGCGAAGTAATTCGTACAATTAACTCGCAAGCAAAAACTGGTGCACTACAAGCCAACACAGCTATCAATGGTATCTTTGACTTGTCAACAGATGCAGATGGTCGTTGGTCAGTAGAGAAATTCAAAGGCCTGATGATGCAGATCGAAAGAGAAGCAAACGTCATCGCCAAAGAAACCAGACGTGGTAAAGGTAACTTTATCTTGTGTTCTTCCGATGTAGCTTCTGCTCTTGCAGCTTCCGGTATGCTGGATTACACACCTGCTTTGTCAACAAACTTGAATGTTGATGACACAGGCAACACATTTGCTGGTGTTCTTAATGGTCGCACAAAGGTCTATATTGACCCATATGCAACTGCTGACTACTGTACAGTAGGCTACAAAGGTGCAAACGCATACGATGCTGGTATCTTCTATTGCCCATATGTACCGTTGACAATGGTTCGTGCTATTGGTGAGAATGACTTCCAACCAAAAATCGGCTTTAAGACTCGCTACGGCATCGTCTCAAATCCTTTTGTTGGCGCGACTCCAAATAACGGTCTTGCAACTGCAAAGACTAACCAGTACTACAGAATCTTCCGCGTAGACAACATTCTACAGTAAGACATAAAAAAAGGGAGAGGATTTAACCTCTCCCACTTCAAACTAGGCAGCCTTCGGGCTGCCTTTTTTAATATTCAAAACCCTTTCTTTGTATAACTCTAAACGGGCTGCTATCAAAGCCATCTCCACTTCTCATCTCTACATATTCTTCTACAGTGAAGTTATCGATAAGAAACTTTTTGAACGCACACATTTTGACAGGGCTTCCAACGTACTTAAACCGAGCGATAAACAGGTCGATGCCACGACCAACCCTTGAAGGATGAACACCTTCTTCGTTAGCATATACTGGACGATCTTCATAATCGCCTTTGTACGTTAGGTATCCACCACCGTAGTTAAAGTCTGATTTATTAAACTGTGTCATAATATAGTCCTTTAATTTAAGCTGCTATTAAATTTGATTCTACTTCACCAAACTCGAGGTACTCATTAACAAGGTGCTCAACAAAATCGTTAAGGTCGAAGAACAATACAAGACCAGCTTCTTTAACACCAATGTGAATATCAGAATCTACAAAGTTCCAGTTGATACCATCAACTTCACTATGATCAATATTTTTCCAATTAACAATGGCCTTGCGGAACATTTCGATTACTAGATCTTCCATTTTGCATTTTTCTTCAAAAGTCATGTTGTAGTCCTTTTCATTTC